ACTACATTATTAATAGTAACATCTTGGAATAATAATTCTCCTTGCTTACAGTTAAAGAACCAACCATTTGAATCTCCTGCAAAGCCTGTACCATCGTTATTAAACATGAGACTCTTTGTATTTTGCGGAGTAGGTGCTCTTTCAAGTAATGCTCCATTTAGTAGTTCTACAGGGATAATATCAAATACATATGCCTCACCTGACCTACTAGTTAAGGAAACATTCTCTATTAAATTAGAGTCTTCTGTTTCATCAAATTCATAAATTTCTCTTGTTAACGCACCTGATTGAAATGTGCTTATTGGTCTTCCAACAGGATTGCTTTTATTAAATGCTTCATTTAATATTAAATTATATTGTTCCTGGAAGTCGCTATTTAAAGGGTCAGCCCATACAATGCTCTCGCCTGCTAAGTTTACTCCTCTACTGTCGTAAATTTCTTGTGAGGATGCAATACTATTAATTCTTAAAAAGCCTTCTGCTGTTTTATTTCTATGAGGCTTATAACCAATTTGTCTAGCAATAGATAATACGTTTTCTCTTACTTCAGCAGTTTCTAAGAAAGTTTCTCTTAAATTTAAATCTGATCTAAATGCTAAATTTTGTCCTAAAAAAGAAATTAAATCAACAAGTGCAACATACTCACTACTGTTAATAAAGTCATTAAAGTCTTCTCCGTAGTTTACTTGTATGTGGTTTAGTAATGCTTCACGCAATGACTCAAAGTCATATGCTTTGAAATCTGCGTTAACTAAATTTCTATAATTATTAAGCCAACTCTCTGCGGCGTTTAATTGACTAAGACGCTTTGTCTGGCTCATTAAAATTCTCCCTTGTCAAATTCCAGAGGAAGTGTTGTTACTTCATTTTCTGGACGGTATATTAGTGTTACATTAACAGTAACTGAATGTTCGCTATCTAGTGTATTTACTTCTACAAATTCCCATCTAGGGTCTTCGGAAATAATCCTGACAACATCATTTCTAATTAATGCTCTTGTGTTATCGTCTAAAGGATCAAAAAGTAATTCCCATATAATACTACCATGTGACGGTAACATAATACGTTCACCTAATTTTGTACCAAACTGATTTAATAAATCTCGTTTAGCTAAGTCAAAATCTGTTAACACTGGTTTTGAAAAACTAGTGCCTATCGTACTGTATCCTTTGTATTTTGTTGTCAATGTAGTCATAACTATATTTAGCCAGCTTATTATACTGGGTTATTACTCCTATGCTGTTGTAGGTGCATTTGGTGGATTGTTTTCATCTGTATGTGGATTTCCGTGTTTATTTTGTAGAGATGCAACCTGCGTTACAGAAGATCCCGGAGGAATCTTTCCTATATTTAAAAAGAAACTTCTTTCAAATTGTGCTCGTTGCAGTTTATTAGGAGGAAGATATTTTGACTGTAATCTTTTACCTGTTTGTGGTCCATTTCCTAGTTCAGTTTTCCACTGATCGTTTTGTGGCTGACGCAATCTTTGTTTCATAAAGCTCTTTGTATCAGCATTAACTCCCTCTGTCATTAATTCGCTTGCAGACTTCTTAGCACCTTGTACTTCTCCGGTCATTGCATACTTTGCTTCTGCGTTACGTTGAGAACCGTTTGGAGTATAATGCGAGTTTGCCCATATAGTAGCAATGTCTTTATGTTGTGGTCTACCATCGCCGCTTGCTTTTCCGCTATCAACTAATGCATCTGCCATTCTGTAAGCCTTACTTGGATTTCCAAATGAAGCCATGCATAACGCATCAAACATTGTTTGCGTAATACAAACAGTATCATTTCCAATACGTTTAATAATTCTCTGTCTTAGAGGAGGTGTTATATGTCTATCAATAATTTGTCTACTTGCAATTCTTGCTTCTGCTTCACTAGGTCCATTGACTAATGCTTGTTTTATACTTCCGTCTAGTTTACTTGCTGGATTTTGCGGTCCCCAAATATCTATCCTAGTTCCATACCCAATGCTATAACCTTGAAAGTCTGCATACATTATTCCTCTATATGCTTCTCTACTTTTCATCATATCAAATGCTTTGTCACTCATTACTGCACCTTTTATACTTAAAGCAGGCATACACGAAACAGCATCAGCAGAAACTAAAATTCCTGTTTGTTGTGATACTAATTCACCTTCTGCATTTTCTACAGGTTCTAATGTTTCATAACTTTCTGGTGCTGGTGCTACTGTTGGATTACCTGGTATACTGGCAAGAACTGCTGTTGGAGATTCAGGACTTAATGTTCCAACTGGTAGAGATATTTCTTCCCCTCCCTCAAACTTTCCATGTCCTGCCCACGGCTCGTGTTCTGGCACTCTAGCAGAAACACTTTCTCCTACTAGTTCATTAACAATATGATTATGTACTTCAGGCTTTGATGCTTTTCCTGCTACAGGCCCGTTCATATCAATTCTTGTAGCAGTTTCTTTATATGTCGCCGCAACATTAACGTCCATATTAGTAGCAGACGTTTCAAACAAACCTTTAGCGGCTGTTACATTATAACTCTCTCCTGTTTCAAATCTAGTATGTTCTTTAGACTTAACATTAATGTCCTTTACTGCTTCAACATTTATATTCTTGCCGGCATGCATGTTAATATTTTCTTCAGCATGTAAAGAGATATCTTTCTTTGAGTATAAATCAATATTACCTTCCTCGTCCATCTCAATCCAAGCAGTACCTGTTGCATTAATAATATTAATATAGCCACCTTCTTCATGCATTTGTATTTGATGTCCTGAAGAAGTACGAAGACGTATTTGTCCATCTAATCCTTCCTCTCCGTCATCTAACATAAAGCTATGTTGATTTGGACTTAATATCCCATACACTAAACCAGGATGTGTTTTGTTATCTCTAAATGGTCCTGCGTTAGATTGTCCTCTTCGTAAATCTTTGTCTATGCCTTGCTCGCTTAATCTAAAACTAGTAGGGTGTTCTGGCCTACGCATAATATTTTTATCTGCTGTATTAAATCTATTTCTATCACCAATAGGTTTAACTAATCCTTCGTGTGTGGATCCTGATGCTACACCTGGTAATGCATGTGTCTTGTCATCATGTGGCATACAAGCCCACCATACTCCTAAGTTTTTATCTCCGTTAATAAAAGAACATATTACCCAAACATTTAAATCTGGCGGAACATGCCATATACCATAAGCTCTATCTGTTTCTTCAAAAGCTGTAGCACTCTTTGATGGTTTTTCTGCTTGGTGATTTGATGATCCTGCAAACGGAGGACAGTACTTGACTTTTCTCCATGACTGAGGTTTATCCTCATCACCTAAGAACTCTTTTATGTAGACTTGCAAAACACCCATGCCATAAGGATCAGTATTGTCTTTAACTTTACCTAAGTACACTCCTGTTAAATTGTCACCGTCACTAAAAGGATTTGCCATTATGATTTTGCTCCTTGCTTCTTATTTTGTGTCTTTGCTTGATTACCTTTTGCTACTTTTGTAAATGAAGCAAATATTTCATTGCTTGCTTTCTTCTTTTGCATTGCTTCTTTTGCTTTCTGTCCTAGAAGCTGATCCTTAGTTCCATTTAACTTTGATGTAAACTTTCCACCTGCAAACGTATGTACTACAGAGAAAATTCTGTATACTCCTGTTATTGAATCATCGCCATCTATATCCATTAAGTCTTGGTCGTTTCTATCATTGCTAGGTACTTGTACTTCTAAATATATTGTATTGTCTACATTATGCCCTGCTGTTTCTTCTAAGTATTGTTTTATTGACTCTTTATAGTTTCCTAAGTTTTTTATATAAAATTCAACATTATCTGATACTGGTCCAGGGCCTTTTGCTCCTGCAGGTATCTGATGTAACCAATAAGGATCGCCTAGTACATCTAGTTCTATTGTTTGTAAATCACCACTTCCTGTACTAGCACCAGCATGTAATTGTTTAAAAATATACTTTGATGCAAATTCTGGCTTCTTACTATCTGATTGTGTTACTTTTTCTTTACCTTGTGTATTAACAGGAGTAAACCTAGGCTGGTATCTATTACTGCTATCTTGTTGCTCTTTATTAACATCTTCCTCTGACATAGTTTCAGCAAATCTAAATTTATTATTTCCTGGACTAGCCACTCCTGCACTAGTAATTTTAGTACTAGCATCTGGTTTTGTTTGCGATTGCTGTTGAGCATACGTCATTGCTTGGTCACTTATAATTGGTAAAGGAACTCTCCAAAGATTATTAAACTTTAAGTCTACACTAAGTATTTCAGTATTTTCACCTGTATAAATCCATTTATATGCTTTTCTTATTATGCCGTTTTCAATATAATCATCAAGTCTAGCTGATACTGTATCAATAGATGCTGTATCTAATAACTCTATAGGAGAAATAATAGGTTTAGGATTAGGCCTAGCACCAATGAATATTTGTACATCTACTGCCTTTTTCTTACGTTTCTCATCATATGAATCTCCAGATTGTGTAGTAACTCCAGTAACAATCATTAATGTTTTGTTTAATTTTTTAATAGAGCCTTTCTTTGGATCAACTTTTCCTTTTGGCCAAGCATCGTTAACTAAAAAGTTTACAAGCTCAGGAGATGTACCAAACATTTGATGTACAAAGCCTTGTACTGTTTCGCCTGGTGCTAGTGCAATATTACCATCTGTAAATAAACTACTGAAGAATCCTTCTTCTTTTGTTGGAATCTTAGATGAAGCAAAGTCAAACTTTAAACCTAGTAGTGTTGGGCAAACAAAAAATTTATAAGTGTCTGCTTTCTGTTGTGTATTCTTTTCAACTAGTTCTTTTTGATACTCGTTTAATCCTTTTTCTAATCTATTAACCAAACCTCTGATATTGTTTTGTCCACTTGCGTCATTGTCTTTACTAACCTGTACACCTTTTTCTATTTGCAGGTGTTCTGTATTACTTGACGCTCCTAAGTTTGTAACTAATTGCATATTGTATGTTGAGCCTCTAAGATCTAATTTCATTTCTAAGTCAGTTAATGTAACAAACCATTTGTAGATCATTTCGTTCTCATTGGCATCTAAACAAACTACTGGATAGTCAGTTTCACCTACATATCCTTTAAAGTTTATCTCTAAAAGATAAAGTGCTTCTGCTGTATTTTGATAGTTAAATGCTCGACCTGCTCTAGCAATCATCTCTGGAAACTTTCCTCCAATAGGTTCGTTTGCTACTAATTTAAAAGTATGATCGATTGCTGACATATAAAACTCTCCTGGGTGTCCAGGATTTGCTGTTGTAATTTCAAGTGACTCTGTAACAACTGAACCAACTTGTGCTGTATCTATTAACGTAATACCTGCTTTATGATCCCACTCTCTTTCAGCTTCTTTCATAGTCAGAAGCTCTCCTGGCATCATTGTAAGTATTATATTGTAAGTGACACTTCGGTATTGTAGTAAGGCGTTATCGCCAACTTCGCTTGCAATTTTTGGCGGTGGTGACTTGATATCATTAGCCATATTAAACTCCAGATGTGCTGGTGAGGACTTCGAGTACTAACCCAGCCTTTAAATCTCTAATAGGATCTG